GTTATAACATCAGCAGTTACTTTTGTTGTTGTAGCACCACCGCCCTGTGGTCTTGGATTTTTCTGTACCCATTGAGGCATTTTTTGTTGCGCCCAATCTTTTACTGGTGTTCTGTTATAACCATCAACAATAACAACAGTTCCATCAGCTTCTCTTGCTAGTTGATCTCTATTAATTCTTGATAAAACATATTGTGGATCATGTACCACATCAGCTAATGCACTGACAGCAGGAGCTTCCACTTCAAGCTCTCTCTGTCTTTGCTCAAGCTCTTGAATCCTTTTGTTTTTTGCTTCTTCAGCTTCTCGATATTGAGTTGCAAGTTTTTCTCTTGCCTCTTCATATTTACCCTGTGCCTCAAGCTCTTCCTGTTCTTTTTTCTGCTTATAAGCAATCAAGGCATTTACATCAACATCTGGTGGAATAGCTTTCCCTGCTTCTTTTGCTTTTATATTCTGATCTAATAATTTTGCATTATTAGCTTTTAGTTTTTGTAACTCTTCCTGTAAAGCTGCATATTGTTCAGGAGAAGGGTTTGGCTTAATAGGCTCTTCTGACATAAAAAATCGTAATATTTATTTATAATATTACCTTAAAATTACCATTTGACCCTATGTGACCAAAATAATGGTGAAAATATTGTTGGATTTGGGTTTTGAGCATTATGTCTTGCATAATAAGATTTTCTTCTTGCTTTATCTTTTTTTGAAGTGGGATTTTTACCTGCTCCTTTTACTCCTTGTTGTCCAAATCTTATTAATTTTGTTTTAGATCCTTTTTTAGCTAAAACAATATGAGATTTTGTAGGGTGAGAAGGTGTTGCTTTTGCTTTATTTACAGCAGTTAATCCATATCTATTTAATTTTCTTTGAATTTTTTCTTTTTCTGTCATTTTCCTTTTTTCCTCATAGCCATATTATGTGCTTCTGTAAAGCTAACACCTTCACGCATTTTACGCTTCATATATTCCATATGTTTTTTTGAATGTCCATGTGTTTTTTGATGTTTTTGTAAAACATTTTTTTGTCTAACAGTTAATTTCATCTTTTCTTAGGTGATTTTTTTCGAGCATTATGTATATCTATATCAGCTTTTCTTGCACCTCCACCTGAAATAAAACTATTAACTCTACCCATAGACCAAGCACCAACAGGAACATTTCTAGATCCAGAACTTATATAAGCAGCAGTGCCTCTTTTATAAACTTTACGTAAATCTCCAACAGTATAAATAGATTTTTTAGCTTTAGCACTAAGCGTTGCAGTTAGTGTATCAGCGCTTTTTTTTCTTTTTGTTTTTGACATTTTGAGAAGCTCTGAATTTAGAAATTGCTTTTAAATCTATTTTTTCTCCGCGTTTGTAGGCTTCGGCAGTTCTTTTGATCTCAGCAGCTTTCGCTGCCTTGTTCTTTGCTCCAGACAGATATTTTTTGGGAACACCTGTTTTTTTATCTTTTGGAACCCGCCTGAACTTTCTAGTCACCTTTTACCTTTTTAGATTTTTTTGTTGTTTTAGGTTTAGCCTCAGCCTTTGGCTTTGACTCATCATAAGTCTGGACTTTGAATGTATATCCCATTATTTTTTACCTCCCTTCTTTTTTTTCTTTTTACCCTTTGGCTTCATTGATCCATAGTGTGATGGCATAACAATAAAAGTAACTGTTTATATATTACTTCCTTTTGCGTTTCTTAGCTGTTTTCTTTTTACCTGCTGTAGATAATGCAATGGCCTGTGCCTGTTTCAATGTTTTACCTTCTCTCATTAGCAAACGGATGTTGCTTGAGATCACAGATTCAGATTTTCCTTTTTTCAATGGCATATCTATAGTTTATATTCTTTTTTGATTTGGTCTATTGTTTTTTCAGTTCCATCACTTCTAATTATCTGCCTTAATGCTTTCTGACCAGAGCTACCTTTTTTACCAGCTAATGTTTTAAAAAACTTTACTTTCTGTTCACTACCAAGAGTTTTTATTTGTAGTTCTCGATCTTGATTTAATAACCAATCACCATAAGCCTGCCCCTGTGGAACTCTACCTGTAATGCTTGGCCTTGTATCAAGCGCAGTGGCTGGTGGCTCTTCAAGACTTGGATAATCTTTTTGCAATTTTTTAAAATCAACAACAGGAACGGTAGTTGATCTACAGTTGAAATGCTGTGGAGGTGTCGGCCCTTTATTGTATTCAAACTGTTTACCATCAAGTCTTTGACAGATTGGAGTAGTTTTTGAATCTAATGTTGCAACATATTCATATTTAGGAGCAACCTTACTATTTGCAGCATATACAGCTTGACTTGCTTGATTCTGCACTTGATTTACAGAAGTTCTTACAATCGTTTGTATTTGATGATTTGCAACTTTTGTAAGTTCTCCTCCCGATGCTGCAAGCTGTTTAACAGATAGTGGCCCTAAGTCTGCAAAATTTAATTTTCCTACAAGTTGTCTTGCTATCTGTTGTGATGTTTTTCCACTATATACACCTGAGTCAATTGCCAACCTAAGTTTTTCTTGCGAACTAACAGTAATACCTCTAAATGCTTTATTGACAGTTTTTCCATTAGGTAAAGTTATTGCTGATCCCTGAGTTGCAGTAAGTTCAAACTTACCAACACCAAATCTTTTAAAGGCATCTTCCTTAAATTGTTCAGTTGTAAATATATTTATTTGTGTTGGGTCTGTCATTATTACAGATTCTGCATATTTTGGACTAATAGCAACACTATTAATTGGTACATCACCAGATGCTGTAACCTTTTTAAGTTCATTTACAATAAAATCTCTTTGTAAAAGAGTTATCCCCTGTAATTCTTTCTTAAAATCTCTTGCAGTAGCACCAGACCATGTATTCAAACTATCTTTTGCCTGTTTTATAATCGCTCTAAGTCTTTTTCTTGTTTGTGGTGCAATAACAACCGCCTCACCAGCTTTTATTTGTTTTAATTCAATATTTCTTAATTCTTTTGCAGCATTTAAAATTACCTCGTTATAGGTGACAGCATATTTTTTTGCAACAGCATTACTGAAACGGTTGAGATCAATAGTCTCTCTAAAAAATACCTCTGGAATTGACATTCATCAAGCTGCGTTAGGTTCAGTTGGGGCTTCCATTTCAATCATCCCACCAGCTTGCGTTGCCTCAACTTCTTCCTCCACTGAAAAATCATCTCCAAGAATCTCGCCAGTGCTTAATTGTGTTAGTAATGTTTCCTGTGTAATAGTGCCAGTTGTATAAAGCTGTAAATATGCTTGAATCTCCTGTGGTGTTAATCTTGCAGTAACAAAATCTCTATTAACAAAAGAACTGCCAGCATTAGGTTCATTTAGATATTCACTATGAAATTTTAAACAATTATCAATTAAGTCTTGCATTTGTTGAGCAACAACCATCATTGTGCTGTCATTCTGAGAACGGTCTATTTGTTTAGCTTCCGCTGTTTCGCCAACTAACTTCTGCCCTAACACTGCAGCTAATGACAAAGTATTTATCTGATCTTTTAAATCTTCAAGAAGTTTGAATTGTGCATCATAGCTATCCGCAGAAGGTGAAACATATTCCATTCTTGATTCAGGTGGTAATGATAATGCTTCATTCGGTCCTGTTGTTATCTCATCTGCATTTGGATAGCCATAAACTACTAAATTAGGAACTGCACTAATGTGTAAAATATTAAACAGGTCACTCTGTATCTGATAATGCTTAAGGTTCAGTTCTGCAATGTCATATAAAGGACTTCGTGATTCGTACATTCCAACCCTGTTTGAATAAGCAACAGAAAAAGGAATCTTATCCTTAATGCTCATCTCTCCCTCATCATGTAATTTATATTCACCCTTATTGTTTTTTCTATGGATTTCATATCGCCCAGGTTCCAATACCCTAATCTGCTTTACAATCTTTTCTCCATATTTACCATCAGATTCAACCACCTGTTCCATCAATCGTAATTGAGTTAACTTTCTAATTCCATCAATAATTTCTGTCCTCCAGCCAAGAATATCTTTTGGCGCATAAGTAACCCAATATGGCCTTGCCTTTTCTCCTTCTTTCGGTGCATCTACAAGCACACCACAATGACCGAAGCTAATTGCAATTCTTGATGTTTGATAAAGCCACACATTCAAATCGTTTCCTTCTAAATCGACATCAAAAAGCTGTTCTCTAACTAAATCAGATACATCATCAAGTCTAATTGGTTTTCTTACTAACATACCTGACAGCATCTTTTCAATACGCTGCAAGTAAGGAACAACAGTGGATCTGCTTAATCTAACGTCATAACTATCATTTGTTTCCCTGCTTTCTTGTGGGAGGTATTTTCTATGCTCACTTCTAATTTTATATGTGCCTTCTTTTAAATCTTCAACCAAACCCCAAAAATTTGCCATTCTTTGATAAGCAGAATTTGGAGAAGCAACCGTTGTAGGAGCTAAAGTTACAGGTTGATTGTAAATATCTAGTGAACTATACACGGTTTTTCCTCATAATATCATTACTTTTAATATATTCTAATACCAGTTGGGCGACCTGCCTTTGCATGAATAATTGAAAATTCTCTATATACAAGGTAACCTAATGCATCATTAAGATGATCATATCCATTTTGCTTGTCTGGATCTCCACTTTTTTCATCATAACTTTGTAATTCTAAACATTCAATTAAGCGTCGGCAACTGGCATGAATCGCCAAACGCACCCGTCCTTTGCTGTTTTCCAAGAGTGCTTGTAAGGTTTGAACTCGGTCTTTAATTGGCGGGTTGCTGCGTAACGCCATGCTTGTGAAATTGTAGCTTTGCAAAATGGCAATATCAGTTTTTGAAGCGTTAATTGTTGATCTGGCAGCACCACTAGCATCTGGATAAACTAATATTTTATTGTTAGGATACCTTCTTTTAATTTCTTGAGCCAGTGCATCAGTATCATTTTGTTTTGTTACTTCATCAATAACAATTAATTTATCTCTGTCTTTAACTGCTACGACTGCATTACAATTCATCACGTTAAAATCGATTCCTATTAAAAGTGTTTCCATTTTTATATCAAAAGGAATATTGTTAATTAAGTGTTTATTTCTATCAAATCTTGAATAAACAGCTCCGGTTGTAAGGTTCGTAAAGTTTCCATTAAGATATGCCTGGATAAGTTGCGGAGGATAATTTTCTAATAAAGAATCAATAAAACCTTCGGGTAAATATGGATTATCGCTTGTTTTTGCTTTTATTAATCTTGTATCTTCTTTGGCATTTTTTTCAAATGTTTCAAACGCCCATGAATGACCCTCAGGAGTTGTTGTTGCATAAAATTGTTGAATATTACCCGACCTCAATCTGGCTAAAGCCATATTC